GACTCAGTACTACGCAGCCGTACCACTGAGTACCACCAAGAATAACATTAAGAATTACAAAGAAAAGAAGAGCTTAAATTTTCAAACTCCAAAACCCCAGAATCCCATAGCTGATGGTCCGGGGTACGCTAGCGCTAGAGCAGTCATCGATAGGCTGAGAGCCCGTAAGCTCACCAATAATGGAGGAGTCAGGCCAAGTGCGTAAGAAACGCCAAGCCCTCACACATGGTCAGATGAACACACAGAACTGGCGCTATAAGAAAAAGCGGCCGCCAGTCGATGAGTTTGCTCACTTAAATGGCGAAGTGAAGATTATCAAGCCAGCAACTAACCCCCGGTTTATAACCAGTAAGGGCAGCCCAGTGCCGTACATACCGCCGCATATCCGGGCTATCATGAGGGAGGAGGGTTGACACTCTCCGCGACTATGATACTATGTCTGTATGGCATTATTACAAGTAAAACTAGATGATAAAGATATGGAACAACTGAAGATCAAAGCTATTCTGCAACAGACTAACGTGTCTGAGCTGATACGTCCTCTGATTAAACAGTTTGTTATTTCTGTGTCTGTCAGTCCGATTAAACAAATGCGGGGGAAGTAATGGCTGGCAAGTTTAGCTTCGTAACCCTCTGGGACGGCGACAAAGTAACTGATCACATTACCACTACCCGTGAAAAGGGTGACGCTATGCTCCGTGTGCTGCATGGCATTGACGAACCAAAGAACGCTGAGCAGTCAGCATTTCTGTTACGTGTGAAATCTATCCATCCTGACCTACAGACAGACGCCCCAGACGCTTCTAGTGCTCAAAACGAGTATTGGGACGGGTTGGACAAGACAACGGCTCAGACGGACGCTGTGATGGTCGATACGTCTAGCTTGACACATGAAGGCGTATTACAAGGGATGAACGAGGCTTTGCCACGAGGTGACAGGTGAGCGGGACCGTAGATGGTGGCCAGGCTGCCCGTGATACCAACTACAAACGCCATGGCAGTGATTTTTACATGCGTGTCGGCCACCGGGGAGGCATTGCCCATGTCAGCAAAGGTTTTGGTACCAATTCAACACTTGCCAGGCGAGCCGGTAGTCTCGGCGGTAAGACATCCAGACGGCCGCCAGCTGGTGCATTAGCCAAGTCGAAAGCCTGTACCTACTGTGAAGAGCATGGACACCTGGCATATGACTGTGCCATCCGCCAGGCAGTGATTGCCCGGCGCAATTATGTTCGGGAAGAGCAACAGGCCGACCGGGACAAACTCAGCCGGATAGCAGCAAAGTGGGCAAAGACATGAACATCATCTGTTTACTCACACACCACACTTGGGCTAACGATGCCTCCTATCCGGTACATGGCTACTACGATATGCCCTATGCCGGGTCAACGTGTCTGCGGTGTGGTAAGGTGGCTGGATGATCTTCTCACGCAAACCGCCCTACTCAACAGAGGAACTACAGATGCAGGTCAGCACTATTGAGCGGCTGCATAAGCTGCGGGATATGTGCGGTCAAAAGTCTATTATCACAAAGGATCCTAAATGGGATGGTGAGATTGAGCGCTATGCACGGAACATCGAGAGTGCACAGCGAGTGTTGCAACATATGATGGAACGGATTGCGGGGAAGAAGGCATGAGGATACTACGACCAGAACCAATTAATACCTCTGGCCAGACAATACTTGACGCCCGGATCAGCGACAAGCAGGGCAGTGAATTACGTGATGAGATTGTCCATAGTGTTGAATGGAGCCAGAAGTTTATACAGATGACCTTGCCTGATGTCCTCAAGGTGACACAGCAGCAATTCGTATCATTGCAGGACTATACGCAGCAGATGTTTGAAACAGTGGATAGGATGTTTATAACGCCTCTCAATGTGATGGAAGTCACAATTGACCGTGATGTTGATATAGTCCCCGAGGTAGAGGAAACTATACAAGAAGTTGAGAATCTGAGTCAACATCCTGAGGATTATCCTACAGAGGACAAACCAAATAATGTAGTACAATAGCAAAATAAGCTAAGGAGAATTACTCATATGACAGATACCTATGACCCATCAGTACCAGTACCAGAAAAGCCAGCCAGTGAAATGACCGAGGCCGACGCTGTAGCACTCAATGCTGACGTCCACGCACCAGCTACGGGACAGAACAGTGAACGAGTTGTGACCGACGGCGAACGTGACCAGGTTAAGGCTGGACTACATCCAAAGCCGGAAGCTGGTAATCCAGAGCTACCTAAAAAAGATCAAGATAACACTGACAAGAAAGACAAGAAGTAATGGCAGACAGTAACGCAAGCCAGACTGATAAGCACAATATTACCCAGCAGGGTGAGAAGTTCCAGGCAACAGTCACACGATACTTTGATGACATGGACAGGGCAGTACAATGGGCTGAAAGTGTCTTTAACCGTGATACGCCAGAGTTGCCAGCCAGTGCGATGGATGCAGCGGCAGCTGAGAATATTGATAGTAACGTCAACCTGGCACCAATCCCAGCCGGAGCTGAGCAGGTACTAAGTGGTGGCGGCAGTAGCAACATTGGTACGCCGAAAACTGAAGTAGTCCCAGCCCAGCCGATTGTTGACAACACAGCCGCCGGTACCCACGACCCACGGTTGGACACTGAGACAACTCAGGTACCGGCAACAGATACACCAAAGCAACCAGAGACGTTATCGGCAGATGTGACAGCCCCAGCATCCCTACCAGGTAACGCATAAGTCAGATGGGACCGCTTGGCCTGACGAATGCAAACGGGGCATGGTACCTTTGGTGGAGTGGCGTTGGTGGCGACCTACTGACAGCCATACCACTTATCGTAGCCGTTTTACTATGGTACCGGCATAACAAGTGTCATAGCTGCATGAGACTCGGGCACCATGTGCCGAATATTCATTATCCAGTATGTAGACATCACATTGTTGATGTGATACATTAGCAGTAATAGCAACGTAACAAAGGCTACCATGCCGTTATGGATGTAACTCTTGGGCACACCACAGAATAACTTAGTTAAGAATCCTGTTGGTCGTCCTCTGAAATATAAGACAGTCAAAGCCTTGCAGATGGCAATTGAGGACTATTTTGCTTATTGCGATAACCGTACTAGGGATGTGTACAGCGACAAGTTAGGCGAAACCATAACCGTTTCAATGCCAGCACCATATACCATGTCAGGGTCTGGCTAGGGCTATCGGATTAAGCCGACAGGCATTGCTAAATTACTCAGAACGTGATGAATATATGGACACTATAAAAGATTCTAGGTTTCGTGTAGAGGAATATAACGAGAATCAACTCCATGAAGGACGCAATGCAGCGGGTGTTATATTCAACCTCAAAAACAACTTTGGATGGGTAGATAAGTCAGAGGTTGATAACAAGCATGAGATTGTCCAGCCGATCATAGGCGGCCTTGCTAAGAAGCAATTGGATGAGGGTGATGACTGATAAACTGCTACAACTTGCAGCCGTTACGGACTGCAACTTTCATCTAGAGTTTAATCCACATAAAGCAATGTACGAAGATGCTAAGAAGTATATAACCGAGATGGGTAATGGTGATGGTTTCTATGATGAAGTTGGAGATATAGACTATTCTAAAGACATTTGGACTATACAGGTTTATCCACGTACGCGGGTTGGCTTCATATCTGCTGTGAGCAATAATCCTTATGAGTTAATTGACTGGGCTATTGAAGGTGCTAAAGATTACTAATGCCCTACACGCTAACCACCACGACTGAGAAACTTGCCCGGCAGCGGAAACGTATCAGGTTCGTGGCTGGCGGTACATCTGCCGGCAAGACGATTAGCATACTACAGCTACTGATAGACGATGCGCAGACTGACACATCCCCTACCCTGACCAGTGTAGTCAGTGAAAGTTTTCCTCATCTCCGCCGTGGTGCTATGCGTGACTTCAAGAACATTATGACCGAGCATGGCTACTGGCGTGATGCCCGGTGGAGCAAGACGGATTATACATATACATTCGAGAGCGGTAGTAAGCTGGAGTTCTTTAGTACTGACCAAGCCAGTAAGGTACGTGGGCCGAGACGTGACCGCTTATTTATGAATGAGGCAAACAATAACGACTATGAAGCATGGGATCAACTATTAGTTAGAACGAAAGACTATGCCTGGGCTGACTGGAATCCGACTGCTGAGTTTTGGGCGTATACCGAAGTCATGCCAAACCGGACAGATTATAATTTCCTGACTGTTACCTATAAGGACAACGAAGGACTTGACCAGAATATCGTCGAGGACATCGAGGCACACAAGGCTAATAAGCAGTGGTGGAAGGTATACGGCCTCGGTCAACTTGGTGAGGTTGAGGGGCGCATTTTCACCGACTGGCAGATAGTCGATGAAGTACCACATGAGGCTAAGCTAGTTATACGTGGCCTCGACTTCGGCTATGCACTCGACCCGGCGGCACTGTGCGACATCTATTATTATAACGGCGGCTACATCGTCGATGAGTTAGTGTACCGTAAGAACCTGTTTAATAGTGACCTGGCTAGCCTGATACTGAACCAACCGAATGCTAACACATTAACGATAGCTGATAGTGCCGAACCGAAGAGTATAGCTGAGATGCAGCAGTACGGCGTCTCTATCATGGGTGTTGAGAAGGTAGGCGGTGGCCCTGGCGAGAATTTCACGAATGCCGCTATCAAACATGTACAAGAGCAGCGTATGAGCATTACCAAGCGTAGTACCAACTTCATCAAGTCATACCGCAACTTCATGTGGCAGACTGACAAGGACGGCCATATATTAACGAAGTACGACCACTTCTGGTCTGACGGCATGATGGCGGTTATATATGGTATGCAGCACAGCAAGCCACGCAAGGAACACAAGCAGCGAGAGGTAAGGAAACTGAAGTTTCATGTCAACTAAACTAACACTAGCTGTAGACTTCGACGGCGTCTTACACGATCACAAGCATCCAGTAACTGGCCGCCGTATGGGCATTCCCTTCCCTGACGCCCGACCAGCTATGATTAAGCTAACCAGACAGGGGCATATGCTTATTATCCATACGGTCATGGCAACGACACCAGGCGGCACGAAAGCTGTCGAGGATTGGCTACGGTACTACAAGATACCGTATGCCAGTGTCACGGCTATCAAACCGAATGCCGATTACTATGTGGACGATCGGGCTATACGACATACTGACTGGAAGACAACGCTTGAGGCTATTACATGACAGTTGTCCTCGAACTCCGCCATATCAAAGTCATCACCACTGAGGTCTACACTGACGGCCTGAAGTCACTGAAGAAGGAATACAGCCAGAACATGCAGACCAACAACAGCACGGTTATGGGTGACCTGCTGGACTGCCTGGACGTACTGAGCAGCGGGGAGTCTGACGAGGTATACATCAAGGTTATGGCTAAGCATAACGTGCCAGTGTTGATTACGAAGACATGGACACCGATACATGAGCAGTATAAGTAGTATTTGATTTATTCATTGTAAACATGTTACTATAAGTAATATGAAGATAATCTTTTTAACTAATGGCGTTCATGCACTTGTAGATGATGAAGACTACGAATATGTGAATCAGTGGCGTTGGGTAATGAATAATAAGGGTCGTGCAGCTAGAGGTATATACGCTAAGGATGAAGATGGTAAATCGTATTCTTCGACGATGTTAATGCATCGACTTATTATGAATGTTAAGAAAGGTCAGGTCATTGACCATATCAACGGTAATCCTCTTGATAATCAAAAAAATAATCTTCGAATTTGTACTCAATATCAAAATACTCAGAACCGTCGTGTGAATACTAATAAGAAATCTTGTAAATTTAAGGGTGTATATCGACTGAATAACTCTTGGAGGGCAATGATAGGGATTGGTGGCAAGACTATACATATCGGTACTTTTAAAACACAAGAAGAAGCAGCAAGAGCATATGATGATGCTGCAAGAAATAAAGACCCGGACTATTCTCGTTTGAACTATTAGATATTTTACACGATATACCGATTATGCTACTATGCAGCGAGAGACGAACGGACAAGGCTACCATGCCACCCCAGACGTGAATACTTAGGACACTCGTGGCCTTCCTAAACGATAAAGACCTGTACAAAGCTTACGAAGAGGCAACCAAAGAGGCTGACATCTGGCGTAGGGACTATACCGAGTACGAACGGCTGGCAGATAACGGCCTATTAACTGACCTCGATGAGTCACTACCGGAAGTCAACGATGGTAGCTTAGCCGCTGCACTGTTCAAATTGCCGAAGCGTATCGTATCTACCAAGCTCCGTGGCCGTGCCAAAGCACTAGACTCTGAAGATGACTGGAAGACTGAGCTGGCAACTATGCAGTGGGAACGTGAGATTGTACCACATGCCAACACTCAGGCACCATTTCACCGTAAGTGGAAAGATGTTGTCCGTAAGGCGGCTATCTATGGCGGCCAGCCGGTCGTCACCCTGTTTGTCGAGAACGGCAGTTATAACGGTGCTGACTTTGTTGCCCCTTTTGCCCCTGACATCAAGTTGGAAGCTGGCAAGGTTTCCGATTATGACTCTGATGTTATCTTTTGGGACGTATACTACAGCAAATCTCAAGTACAGGACATGATCGACGACGCTACTGAGGATGCCAAGGATGATCCGAAAACTAAGAATCCTGTTAAGGCTGAGACAGACAAGAACGGCGAAGATGACAAGCCAGGTACGGTTGATGATGGCTACAATAAGTGGAACATCGGCAAGTTACAGGAACTGGTAGACAGCGATGAAGAAGAATCACGTAGCGGTAACGAGGAATCAGAACAGCGGCTTGAAAAAGGTGTCAAGAAGTCTGGTATCCACTTTTACATAGCTTTCCAACGTGGTGTCGATGCACCGTTCAAGATGGTACATAGGC